TGTAAAAAAATTGTTAAAAATGTTTGGTGGTTAGTTTCAATTTTATAATTTTGTCACCACCAAACTAAACATTAACTAAACACAAACATTGAAATGATTATAACTAAAAGAAAAAAAACAAAAGAATTTACTATAGATACTGATGTAGAAAATGTATTAGTATGTAGTGATGTAGGTCTTTTTTACACTTTAAAAAGAGTGTATGATATTTTTAAACATAATTGTGAAAATAAAATTATGCTACAACCTCAAGGAACAGAATCAATATTTTATTTAGATGAAGATAGTGAAGATAAATTAATAGAGATTACATTTAAATATGAATACTTAGGTTCTGATGATAAAGTAGAAAAAAGAGTATTAAAAACAACAATACCATATAGAGCAGAATCTAATTGGCATATTCAACAAACATTTATGATGATGGAAAGAATGTATGTACTTAAATTAAACACACAAATATTAACTAAACATAAATGAAACCAAATTTATTATCAAGACTAAAAATACAATACAAAGATTTATTGTATGTTAAAGAAAATTCAAGACCTAATCTTGTGAAAAGTACGATTAGTGCATTAACCAATAATACATATATAGGTGATTTAAAAATAACAGAAGTTATAGATTTAATCAACCTAACACATGTACCAGTTAATGATTATAACTTTATATGGGAAATGTTTAACGAGCAAGAGTCATGCTAGGTTGGGCAATAATATCTGGAATAATTTTATGGATGATTTCAGAAATAAAAGAAAATTAATAACCAAAACTAAATAACTATGGAATCACAAACAAAAGATGTTTTAAAACATTTACAAAATGGTAGAACCATTACACAAAAAGATGCAATATTACTTTATGGTGCATACAGATTATCTGGCATAATTCATTCTTTAAGAAGGAGAGGTCATGATATTACTTCAATACCTAAAGAAGTACCAACAAGATATAAAAAAATAGATGGTACAGCAAAAATGACTAATATTGTAGAATACAAAATAACAACTAAAAACTAAACAATTATGGGAAAAATGAAACAACTTTATGAAGAACAAGAAACTATTAATCAATTAAACAATAACAAAATGAGCAGAAAAACAAACAAAACAGAAGCAACAGAAACAGTTACAGAAACTAGAGAAGATGCTTTAAGAAGATTATTTAAAGAAAATGGTCTAGTTAAAGAAGATGTTTACAAAGACAAAAGAGGATTTGTAATTATCACTAGGTCTGGTATTGACAAGATTGTAAGTAAAAAAGGTATTACTGTAGCTTATGAACCTGTAGTAATGGACTTAGAAAAAACGCATGTAGTATTAAAAGCAGTTGCTAATATGAAAGTTAACAAAACTGAAGTAAGAAACATGATGAGTTTTGGTGAAGCATCTGAAGCTAATCTAATGGGAGGTGGTAAAAAGTTTCCTGTTGCAATGGCTGAAAAGAGAGCTATGTCAAGAGTTGTTCTTAAAATTGCAGGGTTCTATGAGCAAGGCAATGTATTTGGTCAAGATGAGATTGTTGACTAATGACAAGCGATTGGATTAATGATATGATTGATGGTGAGCCAACTCCTATAACTTATAGGCAGTTGGTCATCATTGACACTATGATTGATAGAACATCAATAAGTGAAATGGAAAAAGGTCATATCATATCTAAATTAAACAACTATACTGAATTAGAAGCTGAAGAAATTATAAAAAAAATATTTGAAAATGAAGTCAAAACAGACCCACAAGACCAATGGAAAAAAATGCTCAAAGACAATGTATTTGGAAATAGAGATTTTTAAAAGCATTAACAATCCTGATAGTTATAATATTTTTTATGGTAAAAATTTTATAGGACAAATAAAAGAAAATGATACTATAGAGCTTTTTACTAAAGACCAATTAATTGACTTTTATTACAGAGAAAAAAATAAATTTAAGATACCAGAAGAAACAATACAAAAACTTGTAAAGAAACCAAAATCAAATGACTAATAAATATTCTCTTGATAAGGTAAGGTGTTCAAGAAATGAGTTTGAAGCACTACTTAGGATATATGGTATATCTAATTTTAAATTATGTAAAATAATGGAAGTTAATTATGCTACAAGTAAAAAATATATTGAAGACCCTACTCTTATGAGGTTTATACACGCTAATAGGTTGGCATCTTTTATTGGATTAAAAGTGCAAGACATAGTTGATACAATAGTGTACGACTTAAAATAAAAAAAACAAAATGGAAGAAAAAAAAGAAAATATAAAATTAGTTTACAGTAAAAATTATGAAAAGATTATACTAAAAGAAATATCAGAAATATATGAAATAGAAAAAGCATTAATATGTAGTAGCACTAGAATAAGGAGTGTTATGTCTGCTAAAACAATGTTTATATATATATTGAGAAATATGTTCTCATTAAGTTTAGTTAAGATAGGCGGTATAACAAAACTACATCATGCTTCTATAATACATCATGTATCAAAGTATGAGTTTTTTTTAGAAACATATGATGAAGAAAAAAAATTATTTGACAGAGTCAAACTAAAAATACTTGATGTACAAGTAGATGAAAGAATAAGAATGTTAGAAGAAGAAAGTGATAAAATAAAAGAAGAATTAACCAAATTGTATAATATTAAAAATCAAAAAAATGTCAGAAACGAAAGAAAAAATTTACTTGCCAAGCAGTATCAAAGAGATTAATACTAAATATGGCACAATGATGGTCGCTAATTTAAAAGTAGAAGACCTACAAAAAAATTCAAAGAATGGTTGGATTTCAATGGTAATATCAGAACGTAGAGAGCCATCTGAAAAGGGTGCTACTCATTATGCTTATGTAAATGATTATAAGCCAACTGAAAAACCAAAATCAAATAACAAAAGCAATGATGATGATTTACCATTCTAGTTTTACTATAGTTCTTTTAATTGCACTTACTCTTTTTATTGGTAAAATAATTGGTGGTGTTTGTGTGTACTTTATTCAAAAAAATTATATACAGGAATTAGAAAAAGAACTTGATATTAAGAATGATATAATAAATAATTATTCATTAAAAAAATAAAAACATAGGTTAGAGAGAGGGTTATAATCATATTAATTATTAACCGAGCAGTTATACTTTGTATAGATTATGAGTCACTATTGATAAACAACAAGAACTTGAATATTAACTTAAAAAATTAATTTTACAACGGACATTGGTCGTGACTTCCTTCTCTCTTTCCTTTTTTACTAAACACTAAAAAATATGAAACAACCTAGCTATTATGCTATTATATCTGCAGAAGTAAGATATGATAAAAACTTAACTGCACATTCTAAATTACTATATGCAGAGATTACCGCTTTACTAAATATGAATGGAGAGTGCTTTGCTACTAATAGATATTTTGCAGAACTCTATGGTAAAAGCATTGTGACTATTTCCAAATGGATTAAAGAACTTATTGTAAACAACTATATATCAGCAGCTTACATTTATAAAGAAGGTACTAAAGAAATTGATAGGAGGTATTTAACTATTCTTAAAGGGGGTATTAAAGAAAATGATAGGGAGGGTATTAAAGAAAAGTTTAAGGATAATAATACTGATATTAATAATAATATTACATATAGTAATAATAAGGTGCGTTTTAAAAAACCAGATGTTAATGAAATTTCTGATTATTGTAAAGAAAGAAATAATGGTTTAGATGCAGAAACTTTTTTTGATTTTTATGAAAGTAAAGATTGGAAAGTTGGAAAAAACAAAATGAAAGATTGGAAAGCATGTGTAAGGACTTGGGAAAAAAGAAATAATAATAAAACAAAAGGAATGAGTAAGGTTCATATGCACCTTAACTCACATATAGAAGCAAAGGAATTACTTAAAAAACAAAGACAATGATAAAAACTAAAACTAAAGAACAGCTTGAAGATTTATGTTTAGACCTGTTAAGTAAAACTTATATAGAGTTAGGTCAACATAATGTAGATGCAGAAACAAAAGTTATAATGGCTCAAAGTTTAGCAGAGGATTTAATGAAAATTTACAAAAACTTTTATTTTCAAGATGCAATAAATGCTTTTAAATTAGGAGTGAGAAGTCCAGATAACAGAGATTTTATACATTTAAATGTGCCTACATATATGAAATGGTTAAGGAAACATAAGGATTTAATATGGGATGCTAGGTCTAAATTTGATGCAGGAGCAGACCCTAAAACACTACCTTACTACAGACCAGAACCAAAATTGTTAACATAATATTATAAAATTCAATTATTTTTTTATAAATTTGAACTATGATAACAACAATACTATTAATTATAGCAGCTTTTTTTGTAGGATGGATGAAGGGATATAATGATGCTTTTAAAAAATACGACAGATGAGTTATTTAAAACATTTAAAGAAAATAAAAATGCCTAATGCTGCAAGGTGGGTTATTTATTATGATAAAAATGATAATATTAATAATATAAGATTAGTTTCTTGTCCTAAAGAATATAAAAAAAATAAAGAAGAAAAAACCTTGCATACTCAAAGAGCAGTTATTAAAATACTAGAAAAGCAAAAAAGAAAATTTGACAATATAAAATGGATGTTATAATATGATTTTAATATATATATTATTATGTGCAGTTTTTGTTATTTTGTTAATTAGATTTTTATTACATTGCGTTGAAATACATTTAAGTAAAAAGAACAGCAAACAATTAGAATCTAACTTAAATCAATATAAAAACACTATAGCAGGAGGGTTAGCACATGACAGAATACGAGAAAAAAGAAAGACACAGTAAATATTATTACGAAAAAGATAGAAATATTAATCCAAAAATGTTTATGTCAAAAGAAGAATTGGGAATAGATTATTCAAAAGATAAAACTCCTAACTATTATATTGGAAGGGTTTATGGTTATGAAGCTAGAAAAGTTATAGAAGATTTTGATTTAGGATATAATTTAGGTACAGCTACAAGTTATATTTTACGCTGTTCAAGAAAGCATGAAACTGCTATAGACTGCATACAAAAGGCAATCAATCATTTAGAATTTGAATTAGATAAAATCAAAAATGCCAAAGCCAATCTTTAGAATATTTGCTGCTTATAAAATAACTAATAAGACTGGATTAACAAGAAGACCTGTTGAGGGTGTCATAGATACTTTTTCAACAACAGATGAGATAGAACAAATTAAAAAAGATGATACTATAATAAATAGAATATTATATTTACATAAAAAGAAACCACAAAAGTCAAATGTACAAATAACAAAAGTTGATATTGAGAATCAATATGGCTTTACAAATTATTAGAGATGCCAAAAATTAGAAAGATAAAATTAGAAGACAGAAAAGATATGAGAGGTGGAGGTTACTCAAGAAGAAAGTTTACAGAAGAAGAAGCTGAAGCTATTAGAGAAGAATATAATAACGCTACAGAGAGGTTAACAATATCTTCTCTTGCTAGAAAATACAAAGTATCTCAACCATTAATGTACCAACTAATCAAAAAAACAACCTATGCAGGAGGGGATAGGGGGTATGGGGGGGTACGTAGGGTAGGTGCTTCAATTTATAACAATCATTAATGAAACCAGAAGCATCAGTACAATCAGCGTTCTGTACTTATCTTAAATACAATTACCCTAAAGTCAGATACTGTGCTTCTTTAGGAGGTATAAGAACCTCAATGAAACAAGCTGTGTTAGCTAAAAAAACAGGTTATGTCAAAGGATTTCCAGACATGCAAATACTTAAAGTTAATAATCAATATGCAGGATGCTTCTTAGAAATAAAAGCAAATAAGAAGTCATATCCAACTAAAGAACAGAAAGAGTGGGTAGCTTATTTAAACGAAGCAGGTTACTTTGCAAAGGTTGTTAAAGGTCTTGATGAGTGTATTGAAATTGCTGATTGGTATTTAAAAATTCCATAACAAAAAATATTTTTTTCAAAAAAAATTTTTAAAAAATTTCTAAAAAAATCTTGGTGAAACTGCTGTGAAACTGCTGGGGATGCCATACACAGGCGTGTGCGTGTATGTGTGCGTTCTATTATATAAAAGGTTGATGCTCAAGTTATTAACAAAATAATTGTTTATTTCTTTTTTAACATTTTATTGCTTTTTTTGTTGAATATTAAAAAAGTTTGTATATTTGCATCATATTAACAATTTAAACACTTTAAAAAATTAACTAAAAACTAAATAAATTATGGATGAATTATCAGAAAGATATTTTGGAGTAATTACCAAAATGATTAAAGAAAACAAAACGACAAAGGAATTAGAAGAAACTAAAATTAAAATTAAAACTAAAACAAAAAAAAATGAATACAAAAAGAATTAGAGAATATCAGCAAGAAATTGACAGATTAAAAAAATTAGATTGGGATACATCAATAAAAATAAATCAACAATTTGCAGACATGAAAAACAAAAAAAGCAAAGAAGAAAAAACAAACTTTGACAAAAGGCTTTTAAACTTTATTAATAACTTAAAATAAATAAATTATGAAAACAAAAAAAATAAAAGTTTGCAAAGAGTACAAAAAAAGTAAATATGATAGTTTTTGTATAAATTGTAATTCAAATAAAAATTATTGCGATTATACAAGAAAATTAATAAATAAAAAAAACTTAAAATAAATATATTATGAATAATTATGACAAATACAAACTTTCAAACCCATATGATGATGGATGCGGCTACGATTTAGTTTCTAATTGCTGCGGCTCATTATATCACGAAGAACAATTTATTTGTTTTGGATGTGGTGAGCCATGCGAAGAAATAGATTTAAACGAATATAATAATATTCAAAAAGAAAATTACTTAGAATCAAGAGAAGATGCAAAAAGAGAAGAACGCTAAAAAAATTAATAACTAAAAACACTTTAAAAAATGAATTATAATAAAATTGAAATTATAGAAAATGTACCATTGTCAGAAGCAAAAAGAAAATTTCTTATTGTATCCGATAAACATTTAAATGAATTAAAAAACTTATCTGTATATCATGGGTTTTTATCTTTTGACATAGACCACTATAACGACACGGAAAAAAAAGAAAATGCAACATCTAAAAAAGATATTGAAACGTTTATAAAATCAATATTATTTTTTAATAAATAAAAAAATTAATAACTAAACACAAATAAAAAATTATGGAAAACAAAAAAGAAATACAATTTAATGATGATGAATTACAATATTTGATAATGATAATTGAGCAAAATATAGAAGATTATCAAAATGAATTTGGAGAGCTACACAAAGAAACATTAGAAAATATATATAATAAATTAAATAAATAAAAAAATGAAATTTGAAATAAAAATAATATTAGATGTTGCAAATCAAAGTATTGAAGACATGAAACAGGAAGATATAGAAGACAAATGCCTATATATAGAAGATATAAAAATAATAGAAGAAAATAAAAAAGAAGAACAATAAAAATAATTAATAACTAAACACAAATAAAAAATTATGGAATTAACAACAGAAAAAGAAATAAAAAATTTATACGATTATTTAAAATATTTAGATTATAACTATAATTTAGATTTTGAAATATGCGAATATATTACAGAGGAAGAAGCAAAAGAAATAGAAGAAGCCGAACAAATAACCGACATTCTAGAAGATACAGGAGCATTTGAAATTAATATAATATATTATCATAAAGCTATGAAATATTTGCAAGAAAACGACTCATCTTTAAATGAGTCAATAAATATAGCTTTAGAATATGGTTATACATTAGAAAATATTAATTCCGAGTTATTGGCTTCACTTTTAGCAAGTCAAGAAGCAAGAAATCAATACTATAAATTAGAAACATTAATAAATGATTTTATAAACAACTTAAAAGAAAATAAGCCTTTACAAATTAACGGATTAGATATTTAAAATAATTACTAACACTAAATACAAAACAATGAGAAAAATAACAAATGATAGTATTAATGCTTTTTTTAATAAAGGCAAATTAAATAGACAAAACATGAACGTATTTTTTGACAGATACGACCAAACAAGTAGAATGCTTCTGCATAATAATTGTATTGCAACATATGACCACGACAATAAAAGATTAATTATTTCTAATTGCGGATGGTTCACACCTACAACAAAAGAACGCTTAAACGCTTTACCAAATGTAAATATATATCAAAAGAATTTTAATTGGTTCTTAAATGGTAAAGAGTGGAACGGAGAAAAAATAGATATTAACTTAAAAAATATATAATCATGTCAAATAAAATGCCATCTTCAAAGATACCAGATTTTATTATGTCTATCATAGTCGTATTAGGTGCTATAAATTTTACAGAAGTATTTATATTTATACTCTTATTTATAGCAATGCGAAAGGTTTACAAAATGAAATTATACACTAGAATTAAAAACAAACTAAACATATAAACAAATGAAAACAATAAACAAAAACAAAGCAAAAGAATTAATATATAAATCTAATGGTTCTATTTTTAGCAGCTTATTTATTAAGAAGAACGGAGAACACCGACTTTTAACAGGCAGAACAAAAGTAAAAAAGTATTTAAAAGATAACCCAAAGCCGCCACCATTTGAACCGAGCAAATACAATCTTATACGTGTATTTGATATGCAAAAAGAAGATTACAGAATGATTAATTTAAACACACTAATAAAACTAAATATTAATAAAACTAAATACATAATAAAATGAATACAAAAACAAAAAGAAAAGATTTAATAGATTATATTTTAACATATGCAGGTGATGAAATAGAAACAAAACAGGACTATATAAATATTATAATGATGAATAAAAAAGAATTATTAAATAATATTAAAAGCATTAAACAATATTATAAAAACAATTAATAAATAAAATTATGAAACTAACAAAACAAAAAAGAAATTTAATTAATGAGTTATCTTTATGGATATTAAAAGAGATTGAACAACTAAACGAATCAAACAAAGACAACAAACAAAATATTGCAACGCTTATTAACGTTGTCAAATCTTCTAAAGATTACACAAACAAACAAATAAAAACATTAATAAATGATTTTAAATATCAATTACCTTTTTAAATAAGGCAATACATATTAATATTAAAAGCATCTATTAAGGTGCTTTTTTTATTGTCTAAGACATTGTAAATATATATACAATACTACATACTATAAGCATATTATAAGAGCTTAAACAGTATTATATTAATTAATAAATGTTTTTTAAAAAGTAAATAAAAATTATTGTATGGTCTATTTTTTTTCTTTCTTTATGCAAAAAAAAAGATAAAAAGATATAAAAAAGATATAAAACCCAAACTTTAAGCCAGTTTTTAGTTCAAAAATTAATATTTTTTTAAAAATTATTGTTTTTTTTGGGTGGGTTTTAAATTCCGTAAAAAAAACTGTGCCCCCTTTCT